TATGGCCCACATTACGACTGCTATACCTAATACTAATAGGTTAGCTATCCATTCTGCTATGTCAAACACTATCATTATTTTTCTCCTCTTCTTTATTATATTGTCTCATCCAATCTGTTAAATATGTTCTAGCTAATGCTTTAGATAACTCGAAATGTTTTTCAAGATATACTCCTGCTCCAAACATATTAGTTTCGCCAGTCTCTCTCAACTGTTCAAGGTATAAATATACCTCATTGCGCATATGTTCGTCTGATACCATCTTATCTGGTAAGTCTGAATCACCATATTCTTCTTCCATACAATCTTCACACATCCTTTCATCAGTATCCATAAATTTCTCTTCCACTTGCTTTTCACAACAACAGCAAGTCCATGTTATATAGTCCATGTTTACTCCTTTGTTTTCCCGCTAGTGAGGTAATGCTGTGACACTACCCCACATTGCGAGTATTAACGGGGGTGATGGTATATCTACCTTAGCCAACCTTTCTGACAACTCCAGTGTCATCCTTCGGTTAATATTTTTATACCCCAGTTTTTCTACCACCATTTCGTAATGAATATCCCATTTGAGGTTTACGATGATTAGGCATTACTTTTAATCTTCCATTAGGAATCGTCACAACAGTTACTTCTCCTTCAGTATATACATCTAATATCCTGTCTGGAATATTCTTTTTTAGTTCTTTGATTGTTACCATAGCTTGATTGGGTTCCTATTATTGTAGTTATAGATATCTTCTATCATTCTGAGATAGTCATTGACTCTTGTGCAATTAACAAACCTTGTTGGGATTTGTTCTACTTTACGAATGAGTACAGTGTGTTCAAACTCAGGATGAGTAAGTAAATCAATATATACTGATAAGAATGTACGATTACGATAAACTCTATCATTAAATCGTTTAAATTCATACACTTTCCCAAGTATGTCATGCACTGCATCAAGAGCTTGAGTGACTTTGAATTCTCCTCTCTTAAATTCTTGCAACATTGATTTATCATTTCTACCAGATAATATACCTATTAGAGTTGAGATAGGATATGAATATTGTTTCTTAAACCCAGCAAGTACTTTATAGTCATGTTTATCTCTTGAACAATAACTATGTAATGAATCTGTTAAGCTCCACGCATCTTGTACAGAATTTAATGCTCCTATATCATCTATATCCATATCTGAGAATCTATAGTAAATAGGCAGACCCATCTCCATGCACGTCACAAACCTATGCTGTCCTTCTACAACAACTAATCTACCATCTTCGTTAATGACTACTTTTATTTCATTCTCGTGGGTGAGGTCTTTACGCTCTATCTCAACCTTGAGCTTAGATATCTTATTAGGTCGTATTAATCTGTTGCTTTCAATCAATAGAAACTTGTTGTAGTCATCATCAGTATAACCTGTTTTAAAGTGGGGAACAAGTATCATTTCATCACCTTTCGAAGCAGTTTTTTGCTCTTTATTTAGTTTTACTTGTGTTGTTTTCATTATTATTAGTCTCCTTAGTTGACTTATTATGAAAGGTTGGCCCGCTCGTTATGTGGAAGAGGAGCATAGAGTCCCACACATTGTAGCTGTGGTATAACAAACGGGCCGTGGATTATTGATTATAGTATTGGATACCAGTATTTATATCCACAATCATCATCAAATACTGATATTTTATCTAATCTGATTTTACTATTCTTATGGACATAGTCTATATCGTTTGGTGATATTGGCTCCCAGTACCCTATTCTTATATATCGTGTATTATCAAGAGCAGTCCTAAACTGTACTCTATCATACTTTTTCATCCTTAAAAGCA